GTTTTTGTCTGTCCATTCCTGCTGTTCTAGTCGTCCAACCACAACAACCTTATTGCCCTTGCTTAGGCTGGCTGCTGCGTTGTCTGCTAGTTCTCCCCACGCTGTGAGGTCAAAGAATGATGTTTGCTCTTCCCAGTTATCTTGCTTGTCCCGCCAACGGCGAGTGACAGCAATACCTACTGTTAATAGCGAAGAACCAGTCTTCGTTGACTTAAGAACTGGGTCTGCTGTGAGATTTCCAGTCATTGTTACCTGTGTGCTCATTTTTCTCCTGATTTTTCTTTTTCCTGATTTTTCATGTCTAACAAGAACCAGCCTCTAATCCACATGATTGCAATTATGGAATAACCACAAATGTCAAGCCATGTGTCTTTTACAGGCTCAAAAAGTACGGGGCCGTCAAAGCCACGCAGGTTCTTGAGTCTTTCCAACTTATCATTCATGCGAATGACAATGCCTGGAACCTCGAAACGGGCGATGTTTCCATGCCCGTACATCTTTTGTTTTCCCACAACAGTTGTATACACAAATGCTGCTGAAGCCTTATGGTCTTCTTTCCCGACCAAAGAATACCCATGTAGACCAGCAACTGCAAGATTAAAAAACATTTCCTCAAGGAAGTCTGGGTCTACATCTTTAGTGTGAAATGCCAAGTCTACAATTTCGTCAAAGTTCTTTTGAACAAAATCATTGACTTTAGATTCGCTCTTGCTTTTTGCAATCTCGTATTGTTTGCACTTATCAGCAATTTCATTTACTACTAAAGCAGCGGCGCTTTCCCAATTTCCTGGAGTAATATCTTTTCTCACATCAGCCCCTTGTTTTGTATTGGGGCAAGCATAGCAGTTTTAGACTGCCTAGATTCCCATTCGAATGTTCTGCGCAAGGCTAAGAATGTAGCAAAAATATCATCGTCAATTCGCAACGGTTGGTATGACCACTTATCTGGACGAAGTAGCAGTGCCGCCCCGCCATCTACCTTTGGCATTGGTATCTCATTGTCTCCATCAAAAATAACATCGGCGTTTGCATATGCTGCTAATTGAAGTGCAACCTTTGCCGAGATTCCAGAGCGTGTTGTCTTAAAGTCGAGCAGAATCTTTTTATCGTTAATCTTGCAGATTGCATCAAAAGAACCTGCATAGTTGTGAGTGATGGAAAATATTGACTTCTCCACATGAATCCACTCTGGCTCAAAACGCTTCTCAAATTCCCAGAAACCATGTAGGTATGGAAGCAGGTCATCATCATACTTATAGTTTGGGTCAATAATTAACTGCTCGATAGCCTCGTGGACTCGTGTTCCAGTATCTGCTGCCTTATTCAACTCTCGTTCTGCAGCAGCCTTGAGCCAATCAATCGCCTTGACTTTTCCTCCAGCACTGCCCAACAGGGAGTCAATGTGCTCGCGCTCGTTAATCGCTGCTTCTGCTGTCACCTTGCTATTCCACTTTGGAAGATACGGAGAAGGGAGCATTCCTACAATTGATGTGACGCTTGGAGCAACCATGTTTTTAATGTTTGGATGCTTGTAGTGTCGATTTCCATTTATTGAAACTGTCTGGACTTTTGGATTTGTCATTTGTAAATTCTGTCCTTGTCAATTGTTTTTTCATACTCAGACCAATCAGCCTGGTATATATATTGTGTTGAACTTGCTCTCTTGTACAAATCTAAACCACGATTCATTACAAGATACTCTGGAGTAGGGTAAACAAACTCTAGTTCTTTGCCATCGAATGAACCACCAATAAAGGTTATGTCAATTCTAGTTGGCGTTTTTGATGATGCTTTTTTAGTTGCCACTACTTGAGGTGCTGTGCAGTCTGAACAATTTTATTAAAATCTGATTGCATCTGCTCAACTAGTTTTGCCAACTTTGTAACAAAAGACTTGTCCATTACGACCATGTCTGTTGTCTTGTCTACTTCAAGCGCGGCGAGGTGGTCTTTAATCTTTTTCAATTTATTGTTGAATGAGTCTGAAGCACCGTTCATCTCGCGTGCTAAAACAACCGTATTCACATCATTGAGATTAAAATTTGATGAGATACTAACTGCGCCATCTTGGCCAGTCACTCTGTTTGCTGGAATCGAGAACTCATCTCGACCCATGTCGAATCCTGAAACTTTTGACATATATTCTCCTGTTGGTCTAAGTGTATATTAATTTTGCGGTTTAAACAAGTCGGCCCATTGTGCGTTCTTAATTTGCTCTTGTTCAAGCATATCCTGCAATTTATCAAATGCTTCAGAATACTCAAAAACCATAGTTTTCATGTCTATGAGCAAATCCATGATTATCTCAATTTGGGATGGGTAGAAATGGACAGCGGCAGAATTCTTGAATGCCAAATATGTATTCAGGTCCTCAATAACATCTTCACATTTTACAATGCTGGCTAGGTACTTATTTGAGTCCTTCATTTGACCTACTAAATCATTATTGCTCTTCACTGCTTCCTCCAATTGAGTCATATTTTTTATTGATTAACATATCCATAACATGCCTAGGCTTTAAAATAAATCCTCTTGCTGGGTTGTCACTGCCCTCGGCAAAATTGCGCTTTGTTTCTTCGTTGAATAAATGCTTATTGAGTCTCAGATACCTTTTGAGTCTTTCAACATGGACGATTGTCATTCCGCCATCGAGAGCATAAACATACACCCACCACTCTGCCTTGGTTACATTGATTCCGCTTTTCTTCCATCCCTTCAGACCTGGATTCTGGTCTGTTTCAATGACCATATTTCCATTCCTATATCTGTCGGTCTTTATTTCAAATGAGCCATTAACGAGTGCATCCAACATTGTGGCAACAAGTGTTTCTCCTACTTGTCCATACTGAAGGTCGTCTTTAAAATTAAACTGTTTTACTTCCGAAGATGGCTCAATATCAAAGTCGGGGTTGTATCCAGAGACCTTTTTAAAACTACTCACCACTGACCAGTTTTCTCAAGGTATGTTTTCCGTCCCTTGTAAGAAGATTTGCTTGCAAGTTTTGCCCTTCGCTTCTGTTCGCTCTCGGACAAGGTGATTAATTTTAACTCTCCTTCTGGAGTTATCTGAAAGTAGTCAACTCCTTTTATCAAACGATGATAGAGATAGCCGCAGACTAATAGAAACTCAAAACACTCACCAGAAGAACGACGCATGTCGTAATTATCTGCGTGAAAGTTAACCCAGTCATCCCACTTAAATGCCTTTTTCTTAAACTTTGCATATAACAACACCCTGTGCGTACCGCTGTGGTACTTGATACTTCCAGCGCCTGCTTTCTTGAGTGCTTCTTTGCGTAATTTTTCCAACTTTTTACCAGTTGGCATTGTTGTTCTTGCGCTTCCCATTGTTTTCCTAACTGTTTGTTTGGTTGAGTATAGGTGGTGTCAGAAAAATGACAACCTAGTTTTCTATTTTTGATGTGTTAAGCAAGACAAGCATGTCACATGTTTTTGATGTACGGATACTGACATGTCTTTCCCGACATACATCCCGCACGCTGTGGTTGCTATTACTTCTTTACTTGCTTCAGTACGCTCGACAACTTCATACCTTGCCATATGTATAAGAAGAGCCATGAATAAAAGGTATCACAGTTTGTATACGCTCCAGTTGCCTAGTTGACCCTTGGAGTTATCCATTAGCCACTTTGCAAACTTCACATTGCATACTGGGTCTTTCAAACCCTGCATGTGATTATCAACTGCGTCTTCACCGCACACGCCCTTGACTGCTGTGTACCAACTGGAGTTGACCTGCAGGAGGCCAGTGTCATAACTTCCGTTCTTGTTCAAAGCGTAAGTCATTTTTCCATTCTTCCAAGTTGCGTTCTGTGCTTTTGGATTGCAACCACTCTCGCGCCATGCAATGTACGAGAACACATCTACTGGAAGACCGTACTCAGCAAACAGTGGCTCCCACATCGGGCAACGCTTTGCTGGGTCATATGAGATGTTGTAGCGAGGTGTGTTCTGCTTAGGAACATTTGCAGTTGGAAGGCCGCGCGCCTCAAGTGCCTCAATATGTTCCCTGCGGGTAATCATTCCGTAGTGACCGTCTACAGCGACGGTTCCTATGACCTTTTGGAGGTCTGCTACTCGCTTGGATACTTCATTCAACTTAAACTTCTGCCTGAGAATTGCTTCGGCCGCTACTTGGTCCAGGACTTGGGGTTGAGTTACTTCCGCGACTACTGCCACGGGTGCGCCTTGTGCGCTCACTGAGTTGTTTACTTGATTCCCGACCCACCCAAATGTTGCGGTAAGCCAGATTGCCAATGTGGTAATTAAAGGTTTTGATATCAATAGTCTCTCCTACTGTCGGCCCTCCTTCGGTGGTAAAGACTTAGTAAGACCAAGTCTTTCCGCTTCGGCGGGGTTGTCATGTTTCCAGCGGTGGTGCATACGGCACAACACTTGGCAGTTACTCGGGTCTAAATGGTCGCCTCCGCGACCTCTCGGGATAACTTCGTCCACATCAAGTGGACCTGAACATGACAGATATGTTACCAAAAATTTCGCTTGACACAACCCCATATCGCGTTCAAGGACTATACGACGGACCTCTGCGCGTTGCGGGGCTTGGCTTTTAGTCTTTTTAGAAATTTGAGAAATCTTTTTTTTATTTTGTTTTACTGGTGTTCTACGCAACAATGGTGCGGAATTATCTCCACACCCTTTAATTCTATTTAAACCATCAGTTGATTCTTTTAATGTTCCAAACTTTGGACAATCTTGAAAAGAGCATTTATCTTTTCTCCCTTCACAATCACCCTTCATTAAAGAATAATCCTCACGGATGCTTTCTTCTTCCCAACTAAAGATTGAATTGCACCAGCAACTGCGTCAACTTGGTCATCGTGTGCTCCGTAAGGAAAAACTTCACATTCGTCAATGAATGGTGAGTTCCAGGATGCTCTTGCAAGCATGACATTGCCTGCTTCTGCCGCTGAGGAGAATACAAGTGCGCGGTCTTTCTTTGAAACATTTGACTTCTCTCCTCGGAATATAAATCCTTGAAGAACAGTGCGCGCATAGTGGTCAATAACATTTACTCCAGACGAACCAGGTTCTTGTTCAATGATGATTGGCGTAGAGACACCGTCAATCTGTGCAGTCTGTGCAATCATCTTTTCAACTTCGTATGGTGTTCCACGGAGGCGACGAATATCCATTACAAAGTAGCGACCATCTTTCATTCCGACCAATGCACCAACTGTGTAGTCGGGGTCATTTGAGCGACTCTTTGGTGTTGCCGCCAAGTCCCAGTAACGAACTGTCTTCATTCCTTCTGGAAAGTTTCCAGTTACGGAGAATGACTCGCGTTTAAACATTCCACCCTCTTCACGAATTTCCCAGTTTCCGTCAAGCAGTCGTGCGCGTTCAATTGCGTCAAGTTCATTCAAGCCTTTGATATACGCCTCAGAGTCAAGCGATGGGTTATCTGAAATCTTTGCTGGCATGAACTTTCGCTCTGGCTTTTTGTCAAGGATGAAACGCTCATACACCCAGTTATTTCCTGGTCCTCCAGGGTTGGTTGCAGCACGAGTCCTTAGCGGAATATCTGCTGATGTCAACCCACAATGAGGACAAGCAGGAAGCGAATCGCTCTGCATCGGCTTACGAACACGAGAGAAGCCAACATAACGGTAAACACGGTCGGTCTTCCACTGTGTCAACTCGTCTACGCCAACAAAGTGATAAGCAAATGACTGGAACTTGTAACGGTCTTCATCTCGTTCGCAGTGGTCAAATGAAAGAGTTGCGCCAGATGGAAATGTCCATCGCTTATTAGTAGAAACATAAACAGCACCAGTACCTGCAAGCCACGCATTGCAACGGTCAATAAAACCGTCAGGGCCAGATAACTGCGGGTATGTCTGACGCAAAAGGAGAGCAGAATAACCAGGAACACAGATGTACTGGAGTGCAGACATCAGTAGCGTGTCTGACTTTCCTCCACCTGCAGCGCCACCATAAAGGGCTTCGCGTGTTGTTGTCCAAGTCAAATAAGCCTGTTGCTTTGGGTGCATTGTGTGGGGAAACTTAAACCCGCACGGTTGTTTCCAGTCAGTCAGCGATGCAAGTTGCTCGCGAGTTGTCATTCTTTAGACTCCACAATCTCTGCCTCAATGATGTCATCTTCATCATCCCATGCATTAAGAACATTCGACGGAAGGTCTCCAGACTCAACAAGTGCAGAAAGAATTGCTCTCTTTCTTTCTTCGTCTTCTGTGGCGGTAAGTTCTTTATCGCGACCATCGTTATTGCCAAATCCAGCACCAGCAGAAACTTCAAGTTTGACAGTATTGTTATCGCCCCACTCTTGTGGAAAGCGGCGAGCAAGGAATCTTTCTGCTGCTTTCCAGTCTCCACCTCTTGCTTCTTTGAACCATGAAAGAACAAGAGCGCCCATTGATTCAGACTCGGCTTTAGCAAGTCCTTCAGAGAAGTTCATGTAAACCTCTTCTGACTTGTTAGGAACTCCGCCTTTTTCACGATGAACAGTTTCAGCAATACCGCGAGAAATCCAAACAGACACTGTCGATTTGGAAATCCTGTTTGCTTCTGCTGCACGAGATGGCGTCATGCCAGCACGAACCAAATCAATAATGACTGGTCCCATAATTTCACAGGTAGTAACAATCTCGCCGTTTACTTTGCGCGCAGCGTTATTTGCTGCTGGTATTTTTCTAGTTGCCATCTTTTTTACCAATCTTCTGAATAAAAATACAGTCCTTCTTGCGAGGGATATGAGTCTTTACTTTGTAACCGTATCTATCGGCAGCCATATAAATAGCAGCACGAAATGACCTCATATCAACATCAAAGTCTTCGCCTTGCTTAAGTCTCCACACATGACCATCAAACCATTCTTTCCACGGATACTTTTCCTCTGTCACCTTTTTGGGCCAGGTCAAAGACTCGCGGATAATGCTTCGGTGTTTCACTTCTTTTTTCTCGTCACTCATTTGAGTTCCTCACCAGGATTTTCATTCATCCAATCTTCAATTGCTTGTTCAAGCAAAGTGTCATCGTTCTTAATTCGTTGAATCAAGAGAGAAATCCAGTTAGTTGTGTAACCGCATGCTTCGCCAATAGCGCGCATTGTTCCTTCGCCAGTTCTCCATGTATTGAAAATGTCATTGCGGAGCCTTTGTTCTGCAATAGCAGTTTGTTTGCGTAGAGTTTCAAGCACTAGTTTGCGTCGCTGAAGACGATTTAGGGCATCGTCTGAAAGTTGTCGCTTCCAATCCGACTTGGGCATTCCGCCTCTTACTTTTTCAGCCATGATTAAGAGACCCGTAAAAGTTTTTTTGTAATTTTTCCATCTTGTATAATTCCCCTATTCGTTGCCATTTACTATTCCCTCCCGCTACCAAACCCTTACTTGGGGACGAAAGTATCCACAACTTGCCACTTCCTAATTTTGTTTTAAAATCAGTTAGTTGCTGATTTGCAAGTATCACACTGGCAATGAGCCCAACGGCCACCAGATGCAATGCTTTGCTCTTCACAGAACGGAGAGCCTACATGACTTCTCGCGTCTGCGATTCCTGTGAAGCACAGTGCACAACCGACATTAACTTTCTGTCGCACATTCTTATGCTCTACAAATATTCCTTTTTCGAATATCATCACATTCACCTCCTAACAAGGTTGATAAAAGAGTATCACAACGAAAGTATAAATGTGGTGCTATACTGATGTCAACCTAATAAAGGAGAAAATAATGGCTAAGAAAAAGAAGTCAGGGCGAACTCAACCACGGACATGGGGCGAGTGGCATATCGGCAATTACCCAGCCACAGCAAAGCCAGACCACATCTCTCAAGACCAATGGGAAGAGATGATGAGGTGGCGCCAAGAGACCGAGTGCTTTGTTAACGATGTTTATCAAGTCAATATGAAAGACATTAAAGACGAAGACGGGCATACCTGGAAGTATCTATCCATTAAGCGTAGGGACAAAAAACCAATCCATGACTGGCGTGCCCTACAGCGAATCAAGAATGAATTAGTAGGTGAAGAATACGAAGCAATCGAGATTTATCCTCGTGAATCAGAACTCATTGATGAGGCAAATCAATATCACCTTTGGGTAATGGAAAAAGGAAGAATCTGCCCTGTAGGCTTTCGCGGTACTAGAATGACTTGTACTCCAGAAGAAGCAGCACTTGTTGGTGCTAAACAAAGACCCTTTACAGACTGAGGAAATCAATGCCACTTAAAGACCCTGAAGCACGCAAAGCATATGAACGAGAACGCAAGAATAAAAAGCGCGTAGAGAAGATTATGCAACTTCCTGAACCTGAACGCACCCGACGCCTTGAGTCCAACGCCGCTCGCCGCGCCTATCAGATGCGCTGGACATCGGACAAAGTTCGGATGCGCGACCTGTGAGGAAAGCAAAAAAGATTTTTGGAATTTTACTCTCTCTTATAATCTTCCTATACGGTCCCATTCCTGTTCGTTCACAAAATTTGTCTTGGGATGAGAACGGCTTTTGTTGGGAAAATTGCCCCACTTTAGATGGTGCTGCATACATCCAATCATTCACCCAAATCAGAGGTCTTGATGGTTATCTACGACTACCTGAAGTAGTTACTGCTCCAGTTCAAATCAGAGGACTTCGTATTGGAATCAATAATCCAATGGGTAACTTCTGGATTGCTAATGGAACCCTTGTCCACACTCTTACTGGTCGGGGTTATTCGATTGGTTACGCAGGGTCATCTGATGGTAATCCGATGGGCTATTATAATGTGAAGTGTTCTTCCGATAACCCTTGTAGCCCATACTTTGCATTCGGGCCTGTGCAGATTCAGTCTTATATGTACGCTGGTTCATACCATCTCGAAATTGCGGTGAAATACGACTATGGCTTGAATTCTTCTTGGAGTAAGACGATAGTCCTACCTGGGGCGTTGGTGATTGCTTCTTCGCCTGCTGGGCTCGGCGCGTTTCCGACTCCCACATCTTCCACAACTGTCTCATCACCTACCACAGTAGCACCCATTGTAACTATTACTGTGCTCCCCGCTAGACCTGCCTTTGGCAGGGCTTGTCTCTATCGTTACGGACAGACTCGGATTAACGGTAAGAGAGCAGTTTGTTCCCTAGTCAACAATCAACTCATATGGAGAAAGAAATGAACACACCTATCGTCATCACACTAGAACCTTGGGAATACGAATGGGCTTCCCATGTAGGCACTCGTAGATACATCGAGAACTGGGGCAAGAGCGATGCTGCTTATTACGACAAGAGTCGAATGGAAGATGACCGTACTGCTCAAGTTGCTGCTTGTGTGGCAGAACTATCAGTAGCAAAGTACACGAATAGGTACTGGTCTGGTCATGTGTGGAATGCACAAGAACACGGCAAGTACAGGGGGCAACCTGATGTTGGAAGCAACATTGAAGTACGGCGACTTCGTACACGGGACACCGCCGCAGTGCGGCGCAAGGACTTGGGCAAGGGTTTAATCTTGTTTGTTGCAAAACCATTCATGCCTGAACTTCGCATTTGTGAAATCTTTGGCTGGATTGAGTATGACAAGGCGTGGGAACTTGGTACTCCTGCAAACTATTCACCAGATGACACGCGACTCATCTCACCAGAACATCTGAAGTTTTAGTCATGGACCTACTAGTTCTACTGTCAGCGCTGACTTTGATGGCAGCAGTGTGGTATCGGGACCATACATAGGACAGGTCACCTATACAGGTGATTACAGGTAAAAAATGTGGGGGACGCTAAATAAAAATTCCTGACCGAACATATGTTCGCTTTAGGGGGTGGGGGGGTATTCTGATATATCACACTCTAAGCGTTCGCGCGCC